CACGTCCGTCTAGATAGTGTAACTAAAAGGAGTGATCGAAATATTGGAGGCAGAGACTGAAGTGCTAGCTCCCGTAGTACAGATGTAGGTTTGCCCTACAGCTGAAACCGAGACCCGATCGACCACCAAATAATTGGTCGCCGACCCGTCGACCAAGGCTTGAATACGAGTGCGAGCAGCAGTTCCGGTAGTCGTACTGGAACAGCCCGTGCCCGAAAAGCTAAAGGCTATCAAATACGAACCGGTGACTCCGAAAACGAAGGTTCCAGATTGGACGAACGTAGCATAACTAACTCCGGTCTGAACCGGAACGTCACCAAATGGACGTAAATTAGAAATGTTAACGGCCGCCACTTGGCGTTGACCTTCGAATCCGACAATCTCAGTAGCTACCGGTTTAAAGAATGTGACATCATAAGAACACCACAATTCACCAAGCACTTGCCCAGCAGAGCCTGCTAAACCGGTAGTGGCAATTTGGAAAAGTCCATGGTCCATCCAGCGAGCATCTTGAGACACCGTAGTGCTCGAGAGCGGCGTTCGAACATACTTAATCTTATTCGTGGTTTCCCTAGGCGCGCACTCGATTGTGTGCATCTGGTGCGCGCTCGGGGCGGCAGAACACGAATATTGGGCGTTCTCCATACGAATTTTATCAACGTATGGAGCATCCAAGACGTCATAGTTAGTAGCCATCACGACCGTACCCAAAGGTCCGCCCGTGTTCACTGGACTGGTCATAGATTTAAATTCGACAATCATACCATTAACTTGGTATTGATTGAACCCTGCGGCCACCGTTGCCAACCAAGGAAACATCGTTGTGTTTCCAGGGTTGATAACGAAGGTCGAATTAGTGAATGCCGTGGGAGATGCTGGGACCACCATGTCCTGAATATATTCTCGGTGTCGAACTCGAACCGAATTTCCGAATACACCGAAATCCGGGATGAGTTCGCCAGCGGGAATAGCTCCTCCGGTCTTTATAAGAGAGTTGTCCATAACGTTATAGTCGCCGAAACCGACGACACGCGAAATCCAACTCCCTAACTTTCGTCCGGCTTTTCCGCCGAACCAAGAAAGACTAGGATCAACACGAGTGCCCACCATAGACCCCAGCTTATCGCCATAATTTGCAAACGTTCCCTCCGGAATATTGGCTTGCAACAGCGGTTTAATCTTGTCGGAATAATAATCTCCTTGACCGCGAACTTTCGAAATCGCCCCTTGCGACTGCGCCGAAGTCGCTCCATTTTTCGATTTCTTCTTTTTCGCCATATCTTAATCGGGATCCGCAGTACCGTTCATACGGTATGGACTCACAAAAGGGGAGGTTCGCCAAACCCCGAGCCTTGGCTCTGTTGCCCTGGTACGACTACTGTACACATCAGTAGTCGACTTCGCGTAGGCGCTCGAACACAGGATCAAACACCATGGCTGGCAGACTCTCTACACTTCCCAGCAACGAACGAACCCGATCAAGTTCGTGTACGGCGAGGTCGTACCTTCGCAGTGTCGCTGAGACGCAGTCCTCCACATCTATGTTAGCGTCGACCATTGCTGGTCGCTGTGACTCATACAGGGAGTGCAAGTCTGGGTGGGACATTTCGGTCCCAAGGCGACGTAAAGTCGCCAAAAAAGGCCCTAAGATAGGGTAGTTCTCTTCAACTGTCTTGTAAGACGAGGCTAACGCATAAGCCATTACACGTGTCGCCTCTTCACCACTTTTACGGACCGTCTCCCGCGTCACAGGGTGTTTATACTTACAGACGTCAACTGGGTCTCGAAGAACTTTCCCCAATTTTAGGCAAGCTGAAGGTAGTGGCATCCACACTCGGCCGTCCTGGTCGGCACATTTCCGCCACCACCCTCGAAGAAAGGTGATATCGCCCAGGTCAAAAGCCCCTTTGTATTTGGTCTTAAAACCCAGTTGTCTAGCTGCCTCACTGAATTCTGCGTTACGAGTTTTGATAATCCATAAATACATAAACAATGTACTCATGGAATTCAAAACCGTTGTCATCGTGATACCAGTCGGCATTTGTGTCCCCGCGACTCCCTTGACTCGCAATCTGCCCATTCGGGCAGTATAAGGCCAAGAGCAGCAACCATAACACAAATCAATAAAATCTTCTGGTATACCGATCAAACGCATCCATTCGGAAGCGGCTATCCTTTGGGGTCCCTCATCCTGCGTATGATCAAACTGGCTTTGATCACACTCGCCATAAGGTTCACAGGAAAACACGTTTGTTAGAGGGCCCCACGATACTACAGAGTCGTCACCGCTGATCGCTATAACGACATCACCTTCTTGCATAGCTAGTGCAATGCTACTCAACTGCCGTTGCGTGTAACCGGCCGCGAAAAATATTCGGACCTTCACACCATAAAACTCATACACCTGACCGTTAAGACGTTATGGAGCAACGAAGCCACTCCCCTCGACAACCCCGCCATCCTAGCATGTATGATAGGATCAAGGTTTACGATAGCTCGCGGCTTCAT